AACACGGATTCCTCTTTGTTTAAATCCTGCCGGTAAATTACTTAAAGTTCCTGCGTCTAATAGTTGACGTAATGCAGTAGTTGCCGTTCTTGACAAACCACCGATCATATGAATTAAACCAAAACCATAAAAACCTAATCCAGGTAAAAATTTAAAATGTACAAAGTAATCTATTTTAAGTTTTTGTGGGTCATCTATTTGATAGTTTCTTCTAATTGATAATACTTGTCTGCTTCCTAATTCAAGAGAAACAATATAAGGAAGTTTAATTCCAGTTGGTTCTCCTTGAGAGTCTTTGTCTTCAAAACCTTCTAAATCCAAATCAGTATGAATTTCTAAAATTGTAAAAATATCTTCGTCTCTAGTTTTTTTAACGCCTTCTAATTCTCTTTCTTTTTTTTCTACTTCTGTTTCTTGATTATACCCAGGTGTTAATTCTATGTCTTGGTAAAAACCTGAAACTTGTTTTTTTCTTAAATCGTTCTCAGACATTTTAATTACATGCACAACTGCTTCTGCATCTTCTAAAGATGTAGCAGTATATGGTACAATTAAATCATCTGCTGGAACAAATTTTGATACAGCTCTGCCTAAGAGTTCATCATAATAAACTTTTTTAAAGGCAGAGCCACTAAGAGGGAGATAAAAAAGCATTTGATCGAACTCGGGTTCGTACTCTTTCATCACATCCATGAGCTGATAGTTCATGAATTCTTTAACTCTGTTTGACTGCTCTTCTCGAGCTCTGTCTGCTAATCCAACTATTTGAGTATGGACTGGGCCATTAGCTGGTAATAATTCTTTGTAAGCTTGCGCTTGAAATTGTGTAACGGCTTCAGCAAGAACTGGATGTGTTGCACCTGAAGCTCCTTGAAACGGTTGTGTTGGATTTTCATATTTAAATCCTAAAAGATCTAAACCTTTTGTGTAACTATCTTCCCATGCTTTTCTTGAAGATTTATATTGCATGTAGTTTCCAGAAAGTTCAGAACCTAATTTACCTAAAACATCCTCTGGTAATAACTCTGCTAAATTATCAAAATGACCATCTGTTCCTGGTTGATTAACTGCTTCAGGATCAAAATTAATTGTTGCACCACCATCTTCTTCTTGTGTTACTGTAACATCATCTGGACTAATTTGCTCTTGAATAGTTTGTTCTTGAGCAACTTCAATTTCCTCTTCTCCAGGTACTTTAATTTCAGTCTCTACGTTTGGTAGGGGCTTGTCTATTTTTGCCATTTATATTCTCCGAGTTCTTGACTGTTGTAGCTTGTTTTATGGGAACATTCAACCCTTGAGAATTAGGTCCTCTCAAAGGTGGAATTTCCTTCCATTTTACGTGTGGTAAATTTACCACAAGAGTTTTATTTTTCATTATTTAAAAAAATCCTCATCTGATCTATTTCGACCAGTAAATAGTTTGTAACCTTGATAACCAAGTGTTCCAAGTGTTGCTAATCCAGCACCAATAGACAATGCAGGCAATGCTGCTGTCCCCGCTAAACCTAAAGATGCAATACCAAGTAGTCCTCTTGACATTCCGGCTTTACCTAAAGCTTTTACTGCAGGGTTCATAAATGCTGCACCTAAATAATTTAATGGATTAGTTGCAATTTCACCAACATCTTTACCTTCTCTAATATCTTGTGCAATATATCCAGCAGTAGCGGGTAATTGTATTATCGGTGCACCAAGTGCCCATAAACCTTTTCCAAGAACACCTTCACCTAAACCAAAAGCTGATCTAAACACACCTTTTCCTTCTTTACCAATTTTTGCTGTTTCAAAAGCATCTTGTAAGTAATTAATTCTAATTTTAGAATTTCTAATTACTTCTTGGCCAGCTGCAGAAATTCTTTTTGCTTTTTTACCGCCAGGATGAGTTATTTGTCTTATTGTTCTTTTTAAATTTTTTATTTCATTATCAAACTCTAAAGGTGATTCTACTAGCGGTGGATCACCTCTTCTTGCTGTTCTGTAAACTTGTCCAGCAATCGGTGCAGTTAATCCTGCTGCTCCAGCTAGTTCTAATTTAAATTGATTGTCTAATAAAATGTTATCATCAACTTCTTCACCTTTTTGTTCAACATCAGAGATAATCATTCCTTCCATCTGACTATCGTTAGTTAAATATGTACTAGGGTCATCGTTTCTAAATTGTTTAACTAATGCACCAGCTCCAGCACCCGCGACTACAGTACCAAGGCCCAGGGCAATTTTACTACCTAAACTACCTCGTAATATATTTGGATTTTCTTTTAATGCAGTTAAAAATTTTGTAACTGCATTTTTTGTTTTAGATTCTATTGAAGTATTTTTTGATAAATTTATAAAATCATTTTCTGGTAATTGTTTAACAGCGTTAACAACATTTGAACAAGCATTTCCACCAGCTTGTAATTTAACTCTTCCACCAAATTTATAAACACCACTTGTTTTTAATTTACTACACTGTGAAGCCAACGCCAGTATGTCTTCATAGGTTTGATTTTGAAGACCACCTTTCATGGCTGCAGCAATTTTATCTATGATCGGTTGTATGTCTTTTGTTTTTAAATTATTCTTAACTTCATTAAGAGCAAGATTTGCTGTTAAATTTAAATCAATTGTTTTTGCTCCAAACTTTCCTTTACCTGCAGCTTTTTTTTCTGCTGCAACATCTAAGATAGTTGTAGTTGTATCTGTTCCCATACCACGAGTATTGAAAGCAGGATTCATTCGTTCTAACGTCATAGGATCTAAAGGTCTCATAGTAATTAAACCATCGGTAGCCACACCCATTAATCTTGCCTCTTCATTTAAAATTGTATCAATATATGCTTTAAGTGGTATCTTACCTTTTGATGTTCCAAACTTTAACTCTAATGCTTCCTTAAATCTTGTTTGATCGATAGATCCTTTTGAAGAACTTATATTATAAAATTTTTTTCCTTTATAATTTTTTGCAATTTTATCCATGTGTGTAGATAGGGATGTTCTAAATTTTTCAGCGCCACTATTTTTATTTGCAAGTAAAGTATTTAATTCTCCAGGACCATAAGCTAATTCATTTATAAGAGTAGGACCACTTCGATCAGCTAAGTGCATTAAATGAATATAAGATCCTTTTTTACCTGGCACTTTTATTCCTGCAGAAAGATCTTGACCACCAAGAGCAGCCTCAATATTTTGACTAGTTATTTTAGCATCTCTAGCTCTTCTATTTTCTACTAAATTTTGACCTTCTGGAATTATTTCATTTTCAAAAATGCCTATTCTCTGTAAGGCTGATTTAAATGTAGCGAATGTTGATTTGTTTTTTTTAATTCCACTTTGGTTTAAAAGTTTGGTTTTAAAACCATATTCTTGTTTTTTTTCTAAAGGAGCAGCTGCGTATTTTTTTGCAGCTTTAAAATATTTTGCATCAATAGGCTCAATATCTTTTAGTCTATCTCCAAATAACTGATACAATCTTGCACCGGTTAAACCTGCTTTTCCTTGTGAAAAATAGTTTCTTGGATAAAAACCAAGTTCAGTAAACTCATTTAAATCTTTTATAATTGGTGCAAATTTTTTTGCTCTTAATAATTTATTAGTTGCTTGTTTTTGAACAGTGTCAAAAAGATTTCTTATTCTTCTTTTTTCTTCAGAATAAAATGAATCATAGTCTTGATTTGGATAGTTTTTTTTAAACCATCTTTGAAATTCTTTTGAAGCGTTTTTAAACGTAAATTCTATATTTGAATAAGCGCTTGTTTTTAAATCTTTGTAGGGATTGTATCCTAAAGTTTCTTTTAACGGCATTACACCTCCAGGATCTTAGCTAGTCCGCCTTTTGCTAAAGGTTGTTTAACTGCGTTTAAAAACATCTCAATTAATTCATCAACAGTTTCTTTTCCCGTAAGTTTTACGCCACCACCGATATACATTTCTGCTCTTTCATAATCTACATTTCCTCTTGGGCCTCTAATATTTTTTATAAACTCTGCAGCTTGTAAACCTTTTGGCATATCAGCCATACTCTCGTACAAACCATAACCTTGAGGACCTTTCATGTCCCTAGTTCTAATAAATTTATTAGCCATTCCTCGATCAACTTCGTCTAAAAATTTCATAGTAATAGGACCTTCTCTAAATGTTTTTTCTTGTTTAATAAGATCTACATCATCACCACCTTTTTTAAATAATTCTGCAATACCTTTAAAAACATTTTTACCAAGTCTAAAACCAGCTCGACCACCTTTTGCCATCTCATCAACAAACTGTGCAGTAAATCTATCAAACCTTGGATCATCAGGTTTTAAACCTTTTGCGTCTTCCACGTTATCCATAACTCGTCTTGTAAAAGTTATAATATCTTCACCAGTTGCACCTGCTGGAAGTGCTTCTAAAATTCTTGGTCCAAAATATTTTTCAACTAAACGTAATGGATCACCAGCCACACCACCGCCGCCTTCTGTAATAAATTTTACATCTTGTGCATCTACTATAGTTCCAAGTTTAGTTGCAAACGTGTCATCTGCTTTTAATGCTTCTACTAAAAATTCTCTAGCTGATGCACGTTTAGCAGGATTACCACCTTTATTTCCAACAGTAGATATAATACCTTCATCCACCATTCTTCTAACTTGGTTAGCTAGATCAGGATCTTGTATTCTAAGTTGTCTAATTGTTTCTTCAGCTGATTGAATTGGTGCTGCAATATCGTTTGCTCCTCCACGTGAACCTGGGGGTGGTAAATCTACGTTTTTTAATTGTAGTTGTAAGGCTTCTATTTCATCAACTAGTGGTTTTGCTCTTTCTCTAAATCCTGGTGCGTCAGCATTTAATCTACCAAGTTGTTCTTCTAATTGAATAATTCTTTGTTTAACATCTGACATTCCTGTAGTGTCATAATCTTTTAAACCAAATACTGTATCATCTGCAGTTGCTCTTAAAGAACCTAGTCCTTCTTGTGTTAGGTTCCTGGTCCCTGATGCCAGGTCAGTGATGTTGGCTGTTTGTTTAGGGTAATAAAATTCTTCTAGCTTTAACATATTGTTATAAAGCTTAGTTGCTTGAACATCGTTTAATTTGTCAGCAGTTAAATAGCCCATAGGGCTTTTTAATTCTTCTAATATCTTTGATTTACCGAGTGCGCCTACTGCTTCTATGTTTATGTTCATGTCGATAAATGGTTCTGGGTTCTTACCAGTACCTAGAAAAGTAACATTGGATCGGGAACCAAGGACATCGCTCATATTCCCACCTAATTTTGAGTATAATTTTACAATCTGTTCTACTAATTCTTTTTTAGCCATAATACTTTACTAGTCCTTTTACAATAGGTTCGTCTTTGTAATCTTCTGGATGTCGAACCAAACCACCCTGTCTAATTCGCATGATTGCCTGTGTCGTACTGTCGACATAGTCATCATGATCTCCGAATGGAAAAGATGCACATTCTTCTACTACTTCTTGCGCAAAATGCTCATGCATCGGGGCCCATATTTTACCGCTTTCAAAAAGCGGAGCAACGGAGTTTACTCTTGTGTGTTTATCATTTCCTTTTGACGGTGTAAAGTTAATAACTGGGATATCCATTTGTCTTAGCTCGTGAGTCAAAGGCAGTCCTGAAGCTTTGGCCTCGATTATAACCATATCAGGTCGCCAGTCTTGATACTCTTCAAGAGCCATTCTTCGAAGTTCGGGGAACTCGTACCTTCCTTTAAACGCATTAAGTAAAATTATATTTTGTCCAGTATCTTCTGTATTAAACACACCCCACATAGTTACAGCACTATAGTCAGACGTTGTTTTTTTAGTAAATGCAGTATCAAGAGACATTACCGTATATTCTAGTTTAGGAGGGTATTGACCTTCCCAATCCATCCACCAGTCTCGTTTTAGTATGGCTCCTTCTTCAGCGGTTGGTTGTTGCATATATTGGGCCAGCCAGTTGGAAACGGGGATCGAGGCTTTTGTTTTAAGAAGCTCTTCGACTTTCCAAAATTCTGGCCAAACAGGTTTTCCATTTGGCAATATTGCTGGAAGTTCTACAACTTCCCATTGGTCACTTCCTTCCTCACTTTGAGCTTTTAATAATTGACCAGTTACATCTTTTGTAGACCATCTAGTCATTACAATTACAATAGCTCCGCCAGGTTGCAAACGTTGACGTGGACCAGCTGTGTACCAGTTCATAGCTTTATCAAAAGCTTTACCATCTGCTCTAAC